ATCTATCGTCGAGAAAGAAGAACGTGATGAGTATTGGCGATGAGTTCTGCTACCTTTGCAGATCTGGATTTTGTAACGAATGTGAAAAAGCTTGGGAAGAAGACTTCGATGGAACTTGCTGCTGCGGTGGCGGGTTAGTCTTCTCTCCTACCGGAGAGGTTAAGGAGGCTGGGTCGCTTACCCTTTCAGGCCCAGCTTCCTTGGCCGATACAGGCTACATTGAAGATGGCTACGGTGGCACAAAAGACATTGGTAGCTACAAGGATCCGATCTCTACCGGACGTAAGCGTGCTGCAGAAATGTATCCTATTGAAGTTGGAATGATCTGCGAATGGGCCAATCTTAAATTTGCTGGCGGTGGCGTAGTGCCGATCGTTGGTTGTATTGGTAGAGCTGCTACAGACAGGCATCACGGCCCAGATAAGAACACAATGAACAATGCTCCGGGCAACGTTCACCGGATCTGCTCATACTGTCACAATACTTGGCACGGAGTAAATGACCCGCATTATGGCGAGCGCCCTGATCAAACTCTACCTTTTGTGCCTGAGGGCGCGTACGAGGCGCACAACGACGTTACAAAGGCTACTACTCAGGAGCTGCTAGAGGCTGAAAAGCGCCGTGTAGAGGACGCTACAAAGTAGATTTAAACTTCTGTCCCCTGAAGTAAGCCACACTGTCATTGATCTGCACTAGCTCGAAATATGGCTTCTCGTCTTCAATCGTTACAATCAAGATTCCGTTTTGCCAGTTCTCGTAGTACCTGGCCGAAGTTCCGTCAATTCCTGTGGATCCATTAACGCTAGGAACCGCTCCATCAACTCGACATAAGCATCCCGGACTGACGGCGACTGATTTAATAGATCCGTCACGGTTAAAGACGGTCTTGGACTGAATTTCAAGTCTGTGGGAGTGTCCAAAAATGGTTGAGATGTGTGGGTCTGCGTTGGTGTAAGCGGCTGCTGTAGATCCGTTTGACCTTGCTTTTGTTCCGTGGATGGCCCTGAGACTATCAGTAAGCCAATAGGCTCCCGCTGGGTAGGCATCAATGTACTGTACTCCGATCTCATCAAGTCTAAGTAGATAAGGAATGCTCATTACTGGTAGCTCTTCCATGTTAGCTCGCTTGAGCCCCCACGCGCTAGCAGCGTTGATCATAATAAATTTCTCAAGTCTGCGATCGTGATTACCTTCAATCAAAACAATCTCAGCATTAGGACCAGCTGCAGCTCGTTGCTCCTGCAAGAACTTATGACCTCTATCAAATGCTGCTTGAGTTGTGCCGGCAAATGCAGCTTCTTGTTCAAAGCGACCTTGGCTTGGTAGATCCAGAAAGTCACCTAAGTTAATTACGCCATCGACGCGATCGTTATGGTAAAGCCAGTTAGTAATTTGAAGCGCTACATCAATAGCGCCCTCATCGTGAAACGGCAACCACTGGTTGTCAATATGACGGTAGCCAATTTGCGGGTCAGGCAAAACCACCCAGACCTTTTGCTTGGACTTAACCTTTTTGGGTTCTTTAGGGTTGTTAATGTAAACAGGTTTAGCTGGTTGCACCAGATCCCATTTAGGTTGTGGCCTCAAGTCATTTAGCACAAATACACCTGCCCGTTCTGTGTAGCCTTACTTGATCAGCATAACACTTAAAACCACGCTCAGTTAGAGCTGTGGCTAAGTTAGCGTGGTTCCATCTGGTGTCAGCAAGGTTGTCTTCAAGGATTTTGTAGTCGTCCTTGTCTAGCTTTTCTACGGCAGTTCTAATGAATGCGCAGATGTGTTCCTTTTCAGGCGGGGTAAGCCCTTTTAGCATGATCGTCTCCTTCATGTAGTACTTCAGGGTTTAGCCTAGTCTCTTAGGCTGCATGTCAAGCTTATTTAGCCTCTCGGCGTGTCTAAGGAAGCCTGCCCCAAGTAACCCAGCCAACTACGCCATCCACCTGAATGCCCTGCTCACGCTGGAACTGCCTGACTCTGGCATCGGTGATTGGGCCAAAGATGCCGTCAGCCTTGATGCCTAAAACGCTCTGAAGGTATTTGACATTTGAGCCTGTTGATCCACGCCGTAAGAACTTAAATAGCCTTGGCTTGTTGCTGGTAGGTGGTGGTGTTGGGATTGGCGGTGCTACAGGTGCAACTGCCTGAGATGCCCTGCGGTTACACTCTGAAACAATGTAATCGAGCTGTGAAAGGATAAATGGCCCTGGGCAAGCGGTTGCTACATACTGCTGATGCCAAGCAATGTAAAACTCGCTCTGCACTTGAGTTTTGATGTTCTTAGCAAAGCCTCGGTTGGCTCTTGGTGAAATGCTTGCATGAAAGATAATGACATCTATCAAAGCTTCAAGGGCAGCAGATGAGATAGGCCAATCTCCACCGACAGATGAGTTGTCAATCTCAAAAGTCACAGCACTAGGGTCAGGCTGTCCACCTGTTGAGTAAGGTCTGCGCTCAGGGTTTACGATTCCTGTTACTGCACCTGAGTTAGAGATGTGATAGGTGGGGTGAGAGTTGCGTGGGTTCTTGTTAGCAACATAGTTAAGGCCGTTAGTTCCTGCAACGTGGTGAATTACAACACCGTTGATCGCCTGCCCGTTACGAGATCCGCCAAAACCGTTGTCTTGAATACCTGCTACTTTTGGATACCAACTCATTTTATTTTCCTATCTTGTTATGTGGAGCTGACCCAAGCTGAGCCATTCCAAACCTTTGTTGTTGTGGAAACGAAAGCAGTTCCGTTCCAAACTTTTGTAGTTCCTGCTACGAAGGCAGTTCCGTTCCAGACTTTTCCGCCACCTAGTACGGTAATCGTCAAAGTGCCAGTGTTGACTGATCCTGATGCGTTAGTAGCCCTAAGAACAAAAGTAAATACTCCAGGAACCGTAGGAGTTCCAGTAATGGCACCAGTTGAGGTGTTTAGCGTAAGGCTGGTAGGCAGGGCTCCAGAAAACACAGAATAGCTTGTTGCATTGCTTGCGGCTACAGCATCCGAGTAAGCAGTGCCGACATTGCCAGTAGCCACTACTGTTGAATCTGTAAATACTGGATCAGGTAGCGTGTCTTCTAATACCGCCGTTGTGCTTCCAGATGTTGAAGTCCAAGAAGTAGCGGGGATGCTACCATAAACGCTAATACCAACTGAACGGGTTCCATTGGGGTTATGAGTTATTACTATGCCAGAAACGCTGTGGACAAGAACTGTTGAACCTCCAGGAACTGAGATAGTATAAGAAGTCTGGTAGTCAACCCCATCTACAATTATTCCCCATGTTCCAGCTCCAAAAGTAGTTGAAAATCCCGATGCTTTAGTTACATAAAAAGAAACAGACATGGTTGAGGTGTTGTTTCCATAGTTTGGGGTAGAAGACCAATAACCATTTGTTTGAGTTACAGAGCCAGCAAATGTGGCTGAAATTACAAAATTGCCCGAAGCCATTTACAGCCCCTTAGTAGGAGATCCAGACATCGCCCGTAACTAAGGCTGCTCCGCCTGGCCTTGTAGTTGGTTGCGTTGTCTGAACTATAAAGCTTTTGTCGTTTACTAGACCTATTGAAGCAGCGGATGCAAACTTAGCAGTAGTAACGCTAGCGTCTGGGATTGCAAGGTAAGCAAGGCTAGTCCAGGCAGTAGATCCGGTTCCGGCTTTCATCAAGCGAGTGTCAGTTTCTAAGCCTACTTCGCCAGCAGCAAGGGTAGGGTTAACGCTAGTCCAGTTAGCAGCAGTATCCCTGCGAAGCTGAATTTGGTTTACTCTAGGCATTAAATGCTCCCGTTAATTATGTTGATCTAAGCCCCATTATAGCTTAGATTGAGCCATTTGAGCAGCTCTTAGGTAATCTATGTTTTGATTATGTAATTAAGAACTATGTATGGCTGCAAGTTATTGTGAGCAAGTCCGCCACCAGTAGCCGCTGTGGTAAATGTGTGAGTGTGCGCACCCTGAGCATCTGTCCGAACGTCACGGTTTCCAGAACCACCACCCCAAGATTCGGCAAAAGCACCAGTTCCAGAACCAGTAGTTCTAATGTTATTAACATAGTGGTCGTGACTTCCGTTGGAAGATGTAGTTCCCGTGTGAGTGTGGGAAGGCATCTGTGCTTCAGTAAGAGTATGGGTCTTAGCACCGCCAGTTTCGCCTAGTGTGTCAAACTCTGTATCTGGACCCTTACCAACTGGCACTCTATTTTGTAAGTTAGGTACTAAAAAGCTTGCACCAGAACCACCGTAGGTATATCCAATAACACCAAACAAATCAGCATAAGTAGTTGTGCTGACTGATTGACCTTCACACAGTAGAAAACCACTAGGTGCAGTTGCGCCAGCAAATTGAGTAAGCGCTCCAGTTGGCATACTAGCGGGACCAGTTGGACCTGCAGGACCAGTTGGACCAGTTGCTCCAGCTGGTCCCTGACCGCCTACAGCAATGTACTCCCATTGGGAGGTAGCTGCGTTATAGGCTTTTAGTCTTGGCATAGTTACTCTGCGCTAGGCTTTGGGTATTTTTCTTTTACGGCAAGGCAAGCAGAAATGTAAGCGTCGATCTGATCCTGATCACGCTTTACCACGCCGTCAATGTAGTCAGTGATTGGCGGGTACTCTGGTCCACGAAGGCGCTGATACTCTAGTGCATCGTAAGCAGCTTGTAGCTTTGCTGCCTCTGCTAGACACTGCTCTTCAGTTGGCTGAGTCTGTTCTTCATCTAGCCACTCAAGACCTGAGTAGTCATCGCCTGTTAGAGTCCATTGCGCTCCAGGTGTCAGTGCTTGAAGTGCTTCTACTATTCCGAATGTTCTGTTCATTATTTTCCTTACTGGGCTATTTCCATTACGGTAAACGTCGATATTGCTGTACCGTTGTAAATAAGGTTGCTATCACCGTAAGTTGAAGCCCTATTCCAAAGCAAGCTTGTTGATTCAGTTACGCCTTGAATGTCATAAATAATTGGTGAAGTAGACCCAGCGCTATCTAAAAAGTTTGCAGAGATAGTCCTTGAGACATGGTTGCCGTCTGCCTGGTTGGACCATCCGCTGAGAGCAGTAACTCTAGGCCGCGATCCGTTTGCATCACCAATACCGATGGGGCTTCCGCCTCGTGTAAACCTAAAAGCTGCGTTATTTGAAGTGGTTCCACCTAAAGTAATATTTGCCATTAGCAACAATTTGCTACTTGAAAATTTTGGAGTAATAGAAATCTGTAAACCATTAGAAGGGAAAGTTGACCATCCAGTATGAGCAGTAATTGTTGTAGCATATGGAATAGAACTTGTTTTGCTTACAACCTGCAAGACAGTTCCGACTGCTTGCCCAAGGGTGTTTTCCCATTTATCAAATCTCATTGTCGAAGTCATAGTGTCCTACGCTATCGCAATTATTGTAAGAACTGGCATTACAAATTGACTTGAGGTCGCCCCGTCCCAGTAAAATGTTCCGTGAACGTTTCTTGAGTTGTTGGCTACACCATAAGTTCTTGAGCTTACAGCTAGGGTTTTAGGGGAAGTCCAAGAAGCCTGCCTACCACTGTTAGTGCTTGCCGTTCCACCTATGTTTATTACCCATTCAAAAGAAGTTTTATCTTCGGGGTATCTACCAGAGCGGCTTTGTCTAGCCCACACGACTTCAACTCCGTCGATTAAGAATCTGTTATGCGTTATAGCGTGGTCGTGAACCCAGTTCATTCCAAAGTTAAATTTGTAATGCACCTTTTTTGCTCCTGCTGGTGGCGTATATGCTATTGATGAGCCCGTAATGTCTGCATAACTGTTTGTTAAAGTCTGCAGTCCCGTAACGCTAGGCCAAGTGTATGACCCCGACTGACCAATTACAGTAGAGCCATCACACGGGCTAGTTAAGTATTCAATAATCTGCCCAGGTTGCGTTGGGTATCCGTTTACTAATACGTTTGTTCCGCCAGCATTTGCCACGTTTGCTACTCTTAGCTGACTCATTGTGCTATCTCCCAAATTGTGCCTGTTGAAACCATTGTTTCATAACCATCTTGTCCAGTGTTGTTAGCTGTTCTATTTAGAAAAAAAGTGTAAGATGTAGCGTCGGTTGATTTAATGGCTGGAGCAAAAACCTGTGAAGCAGTAGATCCAGCTATGCAGGAATATTGTATGAAATAGTTATCTGGCGTACTGTTTACATCTTGGTCATAATTTGCAGAAACAAAACCAGACCATCTAGCAATTCCGCTTTCAGAATTATAACCAGTCTCCCCTGCTGTAGTAATTAAAGAGCCGTTTTTATGAATGAGAAAAACATTATTATTATTAACTTCGCAGTTTACCATCCATTGAATTAGAAGCCTGCTATTTGCAAATTTCGGAGAGATGCTTAAATTTAATTGAGTGATAGTTGTTCCGTTACCTGAGTTAAGTGAAGAGATGGTTGTTCTAGAATCACTTCTGACAGTTTGCACTTGGACCACAGAACCAGGCGCATAAATAGTATGCCCAGAAGGCACGGTGATAACGTTGTTGTTAGCAAGCAAACCTTTTAGTTGCCCAACGCTTAATTCGCTCATTTAAACAACGCTCCAAGAAGACCCAGTAGGGATTGTGACTATAACACCGCTGGCGATTGTGATTGGTCCAGCGCTAAGTCCATTATAGCCTGCTGGGATAGCGTAGTTAGCTGAGATGGTTTGCAGGTTTAGCTTGATGGGGAAAGTGCTTGCCACCACTAGATCATCAAGTGCATCAATATCAACATCTACCCACTCCGTATTAAAGTCGGTAGCGTCTACCTTTGCTAGGACTTGACCAGCTGTTCCGCCAGATGGAATTTCAATTGCAGTTTCATCTGTGTCTACCCATAAAACCTCGGTGCTTGTCGGGGGACCAGTCTGGAATACAATGCCTGCCTCACCGTTATCACCAGTTGGACCTGCAGGACCAGTAGGACCAGCGGGACCAGTAGGGCCAGCCTGAGTGTACATAACCTGCACGGCTGTCAAAATAATGGAAGGTACGGCTGGGTAGGTTGGAGAGGTTCCAGCAGGCAAAGCCTCAACCTGCAGATCTAGGCTATCTCCAGCCCAGAAAACTTGAACGTAATCAGCCGCCGCGGCTGTTGCTACGTAGTTAATTGTTATAACTTGGCGATTAGGGATACCTGCAGATTTACGTGGCTGCAGATCAATCTCGGTAGCTGAGTCTGGGTAGTCAACTCCATTTTTCTTTACCCAAAAAATTGCCTTTTGTACAGAGTTAGCATAGTTAGTAACCTGAATCGAAAACGTCATGCTGTAAGTTCCAGCATTTGAAAAGGTTACTCTGTTCCCGCTGACGATGCTTACACCGTTAGCTTCTGCGGTTGTGCCAATTGCAATAACCTGAGCTGCTGAAACTGAAGCAAGCGGTTGGTCAGTCATGTCGTAGAAAGACCCGTAGTGACCTAGTGCACCACCAGTTCCTATCTCACCCTGAATACCCTGAATACCTTGGATACCTTGGATGCCTTGAGGGCCAGTGTCTCCAGTATCACCCTTTGGACCAGTAGGTCCAGTTAGACCTGTAGGCCCGATGGGACCAGTAGGGCCAGTTGGTCCAGTCGGTCCAGCTGGGCCAGGTACAGTTGAGTCAGCCCCAGTAGCTCCTGTGGGCCCAGCTGGTCCAGTCGGTCCAGTAGGGCCAGTTGGACCAGTTGGCCCAGTCGGCCCAGCTGGTCCAGTCATCTCTGCTAAGCCAAGAATGTCGGTAGCTTGTATTTTTTTAGACGTTTTACCATCATGCGTGTGATCTCCAGGACTAGCCTGATTTGGACGGGCGCCTAGTGTATGATGGATAGCAAGCGGATTTTCGTCAACATCAGAATTAAGGTGAAGTTCCTTAATTTCCTGATATGTTGGTTGTATATTGTCTGAAAAGCCCATAACTAATAGAATACCAGAGAGGGAGACACTCTTGAGTAAATCCAAAGACATTGGCACACGTGCCGAGACTGCTGTTAGAAACTACCTTTTGTCAGTTGGCTATGATCCAATGACAGCTCACCGTAACGTATTGAAAGGATCAGCCGATGAAGGAGATGTTTGGCTACGTGAAAGCTATGGTCTTGTTGTATTTGAAATCAAAGGCGGGAAGTCCGCTAAAGATGCCAGCCACGAACAAATAAGGAAATGGTATGAAGAGGCCGAAACTGAAAAAATTAATGCTGATGGCAAGTTTGGTTTTCTTGTTACTCAGCGCTCTGGTGTTGGGTACCCCCGAGCCGGTGAATGGTGGGCTTATGCTAAGCTCAGCGATCTGATATATTTAAGGACTTACCTAGAGACCAATAGCGACATTTTAGTTCGCCTGACACTGCGAGAGCTCGTATCATTAATTCATGGCTAAAGAGACATATGACGTGGCTTCCGTTCTTCTCCAACTCGGGGAGGGGCTCAGTGAGGCAAGCCGACAGCCTAATCTCTATGACTATATCCCAAGTGATAAGCAGAAGCAATTTCACTGTGACGTACACGCGGATCGTCTTTACATTGGAGGAAACCGATCTGGTAAGTCACTTGGCTCGACTATTGAGGCAATCTGGTGGCTCACCGGATCACATCCTTTTAGAGACGTACCAGACGGACCAATACGAGGACGAGTAGTAGCGGTTGACTTTCTAAACGGTGTGGATAAGATTATCCTTCCGCTTTACAAGCAATGGCTTCCAAAAACCTTCTTAATCAACGGATCCTGGGAGCAAAGCTACTCAAAAGAACGCCACGTGCTAACCCTGAACAACGGGTCCTTTGTAGAGTTCATGTCCCAGGATCAGGATCTAGATAAGTTTGCCGGATCATCTAGGCACTTTATTCACTTTGACGAGGAGTGCCCACAGTCAATCTTTAAGGAATGTCTTGCCCGATTGGTTGACACGGCGGGTGTTTGGTGGATGTCTCAGACTCCAGTTGAAGGTATGGAATGGATCTTTGACGAGATCTACACACCAGCAAAAGAAGGCAAAAAAAACATTGGTATTACTGAGGCTGAGATCTACGACAACCCCTCACTATCTAAAGACGCTATTGAGAAGTTCCTTGACATGCTATCCCCAGAAGAGAGGGAAGTTAGGTCCAAGGGTCAATATGTACATCTTGGTGGTGCCGTATTTCCAGACTTCTCCCCAGTAACTCACTGCATTCCCAAAGGCGTCTTTATGCCTAAGCAGGGCTACAGGATCGTGCGAACAATGGACTCTGGCTGGACCAACCCCACCGTTTGGCTATGGCTAGCAATAGCTCCGGATGGAACAATCACAGTGTTTAGAGAGCATTATGCTGCCAAAAAGACCGTGGCTGAGCATGCAGAGATAGTTAATAAAATAACCAAAGAGATAGAAGAAGACTATGGCTGTGACGTTTGGCTAACCACCGGAGATCCAGCAATCAAGCAAACCAAAGAACACAGCGGTACCTCAATTTTGCAGGAGTATCAAAAGGCCGGCATTTACATCTCGGTTGACTCTATTCCTACAGATCGTAGGGTAGGCTTAGAAAGGCTTCAAAAGTACTTCAAGATCAACCCCAAGACAAAGAAACCGTTCTTGATGATTACGGATGATTGCCCTCATCTGATAGCTGAGCTGCCAAAGCTTAAATGGAAGAAGTGGGCATCTGCTAAAATGGCAGAGCAACACAACAAACAAGAAGACATTAGAGACGTGAACAACCACTGCTATGATGCTCTTAAGTATGCAATGACTTTCATGGACGACCTGACCCCAGACAAAATGGCCGGCCGTGAAGTTGACGAGAGGTTTCATAGTCTTTTCCAGGAACGATTTTCTCCCGTCACACCACTTTCCGATAATGATGACAGCGATTCTTGGGGAAGAAGCTGGAAGAATTTCGGCACGACGCAAAACTTAGAAGGATGAGATGACTAATATATTCGACAGAAGTTACAGATTTTATGAAGCCGGAGCACCATTTCCCGGCGTTTGCCTTGCTTGCTCAAATGTTAATAAGCTGTGGGATCTCGGCATGATTAGCGGGACAAATCGCGGGGCTTACCTTTGTGACATGTGTCTACAAGATCTAGCGCTTTTTGCTGGATTTGTTCTCAAGGCAGTTTACGAGAAAGACACCTCTGAATTAAAGGCAGAAGTTGCAAAACTAGAAGATCAGATCCAAGCATCACCGAGACTAATAAAGGAGCTAACCCACAATGTCAACTCTCTACTTGGCGAGTTTGTCACTAGCCTTGCTAGCGTCACTAGCCCTAATAAGCCTGTTCAATCTGAAAGTGATAAAGCCGACGCTGGAGACCCTGCTGTCGTCGCTGGAGCTACAGAGGCAAGCAGCAAAGGAACAGCAAAGATTACTAAGCCAAGCGTTAAATCTGCTAGCAAGTAAAGACCCAATAGCTTATCAAATGATTCAGGCTGCTACACCGGAGCCAATCAAAGATGTAGGCTATAATGGACCGTATGTATCGGGCGAAGAATACGAACAACTTCTGGCCGACGAAAAGCGCATGCAGGAACTCTGGAAAGATTTGGATATAAATAATGGCGACTGACGAACTCGGCAAGGAAATTACCGTAGCCGATCAAGCCCTCTATCAAAAGGATCCAGCCATGCCTGGGGAACTTGTTGAAGATAGCATTCTTAATAAGTTTAAAAAAGACCAAGACTCAAAGAAGCTAGTAGCTTGGATCAAAGCCGAATACGAGAAGTGCAAGTCAGCCCGAAAGAACGAAGAGATTGACTGGTACCTTCAGATCGCCTTTTACAACGGTAAGCAATACCATAACTGGGGAACCATTAACGGCAAAGAGGGCCTTATGGAAGAGCCTAATCCAGCCAACTTACCGCGTATTACCATTAACCGTATTGAACCAGTAATCCGCACAGAGATTGCAAAGACTACATCTCAGCAGCCATCCGCAGCCGTAGTACCGGCATCAAACGATGAAGAAGATCTGCTAAGCGCTACAGCCGGCGAGCAAGTTTGGCAAGCAGTATATGACAAAAACAACTTCCAGACTGAGATCCTTCAGAAGGCAGAGTTTTGGCGTGCAGTTTGCGGTAATGGATTTATTAAATGTTTCTGGGATCCAACCATTAAGCACTATGAGAATGAAACACTTGTAGACCCAATGACAGGAAGAAAGACAGTCCGAAGGGCAGTCTCCACTACTGGTGACGTTAAGTTTGAAGTAGTTTCTCCGTTCCATTTGTTTATCCCAGACCTGTCTCAAGAAGACCTAGAACAACAGCCCTATATTTTTAACGTGTACACAAAGAGCGAGCAGTGGGTAAAGCAGAACTTTAAATCTGTACTGCCTAAAGACTTTGTTCCAACAAAGGTAAATGCAAGCGAGATTCAAGATGCAGCCATTATGGATCTTCGGGGTGTTGATACTGCTAAGCCAGATGCTGTGTTGGTTATCGAGACCTGGATCAAGCCAAATCAAATTTCTTACCTACCTCAGGGTGGCCTTGTAACAATCGTAGACAGCGAGATAGTTCAATTGTCCAACACTGGTATTCCTTACCACCACGGACAATACCCCTTTGCTCACCTACACGGCATCCAGAACGGAAAGTTCTACCGTCGGTCAGTTATAAAGACGCTAATCCCGTTGCAGCGTGAGCTTAACCGTACAAGATCACAGATCATTCACGCAAAGAACCTGATGGCTAAGCCACAGATGATGTATGCCGAAGGTTCTGTAGACCCGAAGAAGATCACAGCTCGCGCTGGTATCTGGATCCCAGTACGCCCAGGATTCTCTATGCCTACCCCTGTTCCCATTCAGCCACTGCCTAACTACGTGCTTCAAGAAATTACGCAGCTTCAGCAGGACTTTGAAGATATCTCGGGCCAGCACCAGATTAGCCGTGGCGAGTCCGGATCTGGGGTCACGGCAGCAACTGCCTTGGCCTATCTTGGCGAGCGCGATGATGCCTAC